GAGGCAGTATCAGCAGCTTTCAGATTGATTTGCTTCTCTTTAAGCATCATGTCAGCAAGCTTCAAGCGTTTGTCGAAGTCACCACCGTTATCCAAGTTGGTAGCGGCAGCTTGAACGACATCAATACGCATCTTCTCAGGCAACAGTTGAGTCTCAACCATCGTCTGCTGTGCTTCAGCTTGATACTTCTGCGCCTGTGCCTCCTGAACAGCCATCTGAGCCTGTGCAGCCTGCATTTGCAGCTGCTGTTGCATCATCTGAGCTTGTTGAGCTTCAGGGTTAGGCTGACTCATTTGATCCAGAGCAGCAATCAGTTCCATCCGGTTACTCAAGGAGCTGTTGCCCAAGATACCTTTAAGGATCAAAGGAAGCACCGGAGTGTCTGGGCCTAATGTCTGCAACAAAGCAATGAACTGCTGTTGTTCAAACTCACGAGCCAAGATACCCAAAGTAGCTGTGGGAATGAACTTCACATCAGCAGAGGGATAACGCTCGGGATCAAACTGCATATAGCGCCATGCAGCCTTGTTAATGAACGGGATCAGGAAGTCTTCTTGGAAGTTACTCAAGGTACGCTTGTACTTCTTGATGATGCCTGCCATAGCCATCGACATACCACCTGCGCCAGCGTCACGAGGAGCTGCTGAAGGCATACCTGCACTGTCAACAGTACCTGTAGCTTGAAGCAGTAAACGCTCATAGTTCTGGGAAGCAGCAACCGAAGCAGGGTCATGCACACCGAACTTCAAAGGCATCATGATCTGATTGGGATCACCGTTGGTCAGGAACGACTTACCGGGACGTACCTCAAACTTAGCACCACGAGGCAAGCGAGTAGCATCCATAGCCATCATAGGAGCACTGGTAAGGGCACGAGAGTCCATGTCCATACGCAGGCTACCATCGATAGCTTTCTGCATGTTGTAGGCCTTCTCAGCAGTACCACGACCGAACACACGACCGGGAACAGTGTCATCCTGATACAACATGACAGGACGATCCTTCATCATGTAGGGATTCTCTTCAGCCTTCAGGAGCTTGCCACCGTTAGCGATAACGATGATGGCTTCAACCAAGTCAGAGTAGTCATCAGACAGAGAGTCTTCAGGGAATAGGTCAGCAACCTCTTCTTCGTTCTCTAACTGCTCTAAGTACTCACGAGGAACCAGACCGTAGTAAGTCAGTAATCGAACCTTACCATCTTGGAAGTTAGTCAGGTCATCGGTAGGCTCTAAGTCATCATCGGGAGCATCTAAGCCTAAGTCGATCTTGCGATAGATACCAGACTCCATTCCTTCCACGACCTTGTGGACAGACACGAACTTCTCAATAGCGCAACCCATAGCGTCATCCAAGGATGTAGCGTTAGGATCAACCAAGAAGTTCTTAGGGTTAACAGGAACCAACTTAACCGATGTACGATCTTTCTCAGACACACCAATAGCAGCTTGACCAACAACACCGGGAATAGCTTGAGTAGCGGGAGCATACTCTTTCTCGGTCTTGACGATGATCTCACCGATACCTGTACCGTAAATCTCAGCCATCAACTCGATCTGGTCAATAGCCTTCTTGATCTTGTCACGGGCAAAGTCTTCGTTAAGTTTGAGCTTGATCTCTTCGACATCCAGAGGATTGCCGTTAACGTCCATGATGTCATCTTTGATGTCAAAGAACTCACCTTGGCCGAAGATAGCTTCCATGATCTCTGCATGGCGAGTCTCGATAGCTTGCTGAGTCGCAGGAGAGATGATACGGCTACGTTCACTCTCACGAGTCTTATCCTCAGGAGCCCATTGACCACGGAAGATACGCTCATACTCAAGCCAAGCTTCTAAGTAGTTCTGATCTCGCCAGTCACGCCAGCTATCAGTATGCGATACAACCCAATCAGTCAGTTCTTTGTCGGACTCTGTAGGCTCATCGAACTGATTTTGTTCTAAGTTATTTTCCATTGTTAATATCCACTAATGTCATCATAGACCTCATATTCATCCTCTTCGTAGTCAGGGAGGAATGATGAGATAGCGAGTTGTTCAACGTAAGCAAGAGCATCAACCAAGTCATCATGTACGCCCTTGGTAGGGAACATAACGATCTGATCCTTGAAGTCTTCAAAGTCCTCATTCTCATTCAAGATGATGTGACCATGTTCAAACCTGCCTTGTAAGGCCCACACCACACGGTCTATCTTCTTCTTGTTACCGTGAGTGAGTGTCTGGATGTGAGCAAAGGTGTTGTACTGACGCATCATGTCCTGTAACACACCCATGACAGCGTTCATAGCCGTTCCTCGCTCAATGCCAATCTGGAGAGGTTGATACTCTTTAATGTTCTTCAAGATTCTCATGCAGGTGTCTTTAATGTCCCACCGTCCATGCTCAATCTTGTGAACATACCACTTGTTATCCGTACCGATCTTGACCACTGCAATAGCAGTCTCGTCTAGTCTCTTCTTATTCTGTGTACCGTCTGTAATGTTCTCAAAGCCTGCCAAGTCAATGGCAATAACGTAAGAGCCATCCTTGGGCATCTCACCTTCTTTGATCCACTCAGCTTTGAAGACATCAGCACCTGCGGTGTCGAAGCTAGACAAGTATTCCTGCTTGAAGGCAAAGCTACTCAAGCTTCTCTTAGCAGCCTCAATCTCCTTAGGATCGATAGTTTCGTTATCTGCTGTAGTCTTGTGCCAGCTCTTCCATTCCTCGTCCTCACCTGACTGTCCCAACTTGAACGTATCATAGAACCAGTTACGCCCACTAGGAGTAGAGATAAATAAAGCTCTACCTTTCTTGTCAGACAAAGCAGCACGTAAGATTTTCTCCCAAACGTCCTGCTTAATGAACGCACATTCGTCAAGCACCAGATATACCAGAGACACACCACGTAGCGAGTCAGGGTTATCAGCACCTCGTACGAGTATCTTACGTCCATTGATAAGGGTAATCTCAAGGTTATTAACATGGGATGATTTGATGACAGGCCTACCGAGGTCATGAAGCAAGTCCCAGATAATGCTACGGGCTTGTCCCAACGTTGGAGCTACGTACATGACGCTAGAGCCTTCAGGACAGTTCAGAGCCTCAATAAGCAAGGTAACTGCTGATAGACGGGACTTACCACATCGACGGCCAGCAGCTACAACCTTGAAACGTGTAGAGTCTTTAAAGACCTCTTGTTGCCAGTTGAGGAGTGCAAAGTTAAGTTCAGACATCGATTATGTCCTCATCGCTAATGCTGCTTACAGAGGGCTGATTCAAGCCTGTAATGTTGATACTGATCTGAGGAGTACCACCACCCTGCTTTGCTGCTTCAAAGGAAGACACAGGGACAATCCTATCGACAATCAGCTTCCATGCAGCAGCTTGGTTCTTATGCTCATCGTTTAGAGCTGCATCGTATATGGCCTCTAAGACCTTAGCACTCTTAGGTGAGTTAAGCATACGTAGCTTATACTCATTGATAATAGCAGCTTCACCCTTAGGGCGACCAACTGATCTACTTTCTTTTATTTCTGTAAGCTCTGACTTCTTTGGTCTTCCGGCTTTACGTTTAATTGGTTCGTTATCCATTTGTCTTTATCCTTTCTTAGGGAGACAAAACATCTATGCTTAAAGTACTTTAAAGGACGTATAAGTTAAGAACTTTATAAGTTATTTATTATAAGTACTTATAGTATGTATTCTTATAACATCTACTTATAGTATTTAACTTATACATTCGTTGTATCAACTGTCCAGATTCCTGCTAAGTCCTTAAGAGTCCACCACCTTCTTAGGTACTTAATTTATCTATTACGTATATTATACCATACTTTGAAGGTCTTGTCAAGCTTTTTCTTCAGTTTGTTACAATTATTTACAATTTTTACACTTCTTTGCACTTCTAAGCTCCAGCCAAACTCACCATTACAATCTAAACACTATGGATTGTCTAGTTCTTATGCTTTTTCTTGTATATCAACTACTTAGCGCTTTAAGTGATGTTGTCTAATCTGTCCCTAATTAAGTCTATTTTGACCTTTTTGTGTGCGTCAGAGGCTCCTGCAACATTCCACATCAAAGCCACACCCCTCCCCCCATCAACGTATCAGTCAAGGCTTATATAAGTCTATGCTTATGCACCAATGTAGTGCTCTAAAGTTATCCACAGGTTATCCACAGGTGTACAAACATACAGTAGTCACGCTAATGACTAGCGAGTCAGTAAAGTGTATACAATCCTGTGCACACATAAGTGAGGGGTGATGT